CTGATCGCTATGCCACCAGAGCCGAAAGCATCCGAAATCGCGAACCGGCCTACTACCGGCAACGATGAACTGACGATCAAGGTAAATGGGGAAGTGGTCGCGGAGGTCGTGGTATGAGCGCGAACGCCAGAGATTTGATTTATGGGATTGCGGCCGCTTCTGCAAATATCGGATGCGGGAAAACACATTTCGACCGGGAGCACCATGGAATAAAAATAGCGATGGAGTTCTACGCAAAGAATCCATCTCTGTTCACGCCTGAATTCCGCGCGACCGTGATCGACAAGGTGCGCGATCTGGCAAATGGGCGTGAATTCTCCTCGAATCAGGCGCTGTTCGATGCCGCCGTCGAGGCCACAAAACAAGAACTGAGGGTGCCAGAATGATGCTCATCGACTTTCTCATGCTACTCGGCGCCGGCATCCTGTGCGCATACCAAATGACACCGTTCCTTTGGATGATGGAGCTGCCATGAACGACCTGATCAATCCCGGATTCGTGCGCAGAACGATAGACGCATTCCTGTTCTGGATCTGGAAACGGTTCCAGAACGGAAGCGAAGAGCTGCAAACCGCATATCAAACAGTGCTTGACACGGAAGATTCCCTTGACGCAATACAACAAGCCATTCAAGATGCTGATTATTCAAGTGCTTTGACTTTAATCAACTCTTCGCGAGAAAGTCTGCAAGAGCACATCGAAACATTGAGGGATCTTTTGTAAATGGGAATCGAGACTGTCACCAGCAACCCGGCCGCCGCAGATCCTCAGAGATGGGGAGGCACAGCGCCGAAGCCAAAGAACAACGGCAAGCGCCGCCGGGAGGACATGCAGAGCGAAAAGAATCGCAAAAAGCATGGCATGCTGATGATGTGGTATCTGCAGGAGCGTGACAAGCAGGCGCAGAACCGCTATCAGATGGCGATCGATGAGGATTTTTATGACGGCATCCAGTGGTCGGACGAGGATGCGCAAGAACTGATGGAACGTGGGCAGGCGCCGCTGGTATTCAATCAGGTCAAGCCGACGATCAACTGGATGCTGGGAACCGAGCGCCGCACGCGCGTGGATGGCAAAGTCTTGCCGCGCGAAGAGAGCGACGAACAGACCGCCGAGGTCAAGACCAAGCTGCTGAAATACCTTTCCGACGTGAACCGCACGCAGTTCGGGCGCTCGCAGACATGGGCCGACTGCATCACTGCCGGGCTTGGGTGGCAGGAAGATTTCATCAACCCGGACCCGACACAGGAACTGCTTTCAACCCGCCACGAATCTTGGAAGAACATCTATCACGACAGTTCCGCCGTCGAGATGGACCTGTCCGATGCGCGCTACCTGTTTCGCTGGCGTTGGCTGGATCTGGACGTAGCGATTGCGCTCTGTCCTGAAAAAGAAGAATTACTGCGCTCCATGGCTGTCGATCAATCATCGATCGATACGGACGAGGACAACGTTTATTACATGGGCCAGCGCGTCAATACACAATCGTCAGGCGACTATGCCAGCAGCAGCCGGCGCAATGCGGGTGCGATGTACGGAATGGTCAACAATGGGCGTGAACGCGTCAAGATTGTCGAAGCGTGGTATCGCATGCCGGTTACTCGCAATATGATCCGGGGCGACAAGTTCCACGGCGAAGTCTACGATCCTGAAAACCAGGAAATGTGCCAGGCGCTGGAAGACGGTTATATCAGCGTCGCATCGTCCACGCAGTTTGAAATGCGCTGCGCTCTGATGAGTGAAACGCACCTACTGTATGACTCGGCCAGTCCATACAATCACAACAAGTTCCCATTTACGCCGATGTGGTGTTATCGCCGCAAGTGCGACAACATGCCGTATGGCGTGATCCGCGACATCCGCGACGCCCAGGAAGACTACAACAAGCGCGCCTCGAAGGCTTTGTTCATCCTGTCCACGGTGCGCGTGATCATGGACGAAGGTGCATATGAGGACATCGAGGAGCTGCGCAGCGAGATTTCACGGCCGAACGCGATCCTGACACCGCGCAAGGGGATGCGCTTCGAGATAGACCAGGACAAGAGCCTTGCCGAAGAGCACATCAAGCTGATGATGTTCGACGGCCAGATGATCCGCGACGTCGGCGGCGTGACTGACCAGAATCTCGGCAAGGACGACAAGGGGTTATCCGGTCAAGCGATCGGCAAGCTGCAGGATCAGGGTTCAATCGTCACCGCACCGCTGTTCGACAACATGCGGTTCGCCATCCAATTGCAATCCGAAATCCAGTTATCGCTGATCGAGCAATACTACTCTGCCAGCAAGGTGATCCGCATCATCGGCGAGAAGAAACCGACCGAATGGCTGCCGATCAACCGTTACGATCCAGACACAGGCCGCTACGTCAACGACATCACCTCGTCGAAGGCTGATTACATCGTATCAGAGCAGGATTTCAAGGCGTCGACCCGCCAAGCTATGTTCGAAAGCATGATGGAACTGGTCAGCAAGCTGCCGCCGGAAGTTGGCTTGGCAATGCTCGACATGGTTGTGGACTTTGCCGACGTGCCGAACAAAGAAGAACTGGTCAAGCGGATCAGGGCGATCAACGGTCAGGGCGATCCGAGCCGCAAGCCTACGCCGGAAGAGCAGCAGCAGATGGCAGCAGCACAGGCGAAGAAGGACGAGATCGAGCAGATCCAGACCGAGACCATGCGCGCCGAGATGACGAAGGTGAAGGCCGAGGCGGACAAGATCGTTGCCGACATCCAGAAATCAGCGGCAGACACGCAGCGCATCGTGGCAGACGCAGTACAGAAGGGCGTGACTGCTGCATACGAGGCATTGCAGGCAGCCCAGATCGTCAGCACGGTGCCGGGCGTAACGCCGGTGGCAGATGCAATTCTTGCAGGCGCAGGCTATCAGGACCAGAACGGGCAAGACCCGAACATTCCGCAGCCGACCGGCGAGCTTCCTGCGATGACGCCGCGATCTGATCACGGCGACTATATCGGGGCGAGCGCGCAGCCAGCAGACCCGGCAGCGGATTTGCAGCAAGCGGACGGCGCGCAGGCTGGCATTGAGACGCCTAGAAACGACGGAACACAAGGAGAAATGTGATGGAGAGAAAACCAAATCCGATTTTTAAAGGTGGACACGGCGTGTATAACGACATTCCACCGGAAACAGTGAAGGCAATCAGTAATTTTGCATCCAGCGCATTGAGAGGATGGGCCGAGGCAAAAATGCACAGCATTGGCACAGAAAACAAGGGGTCATGTGATGGCAAAGAAATCAAGTAACTCGCTGAACGAGACAAAGGCATATTCGGAAGACGATTGGCGTGCACAGGAGGATTGCCGCACGCTGATGGAAGCGGAAAAGATCGAGGCCGATCCGAATCGCTACAAGGCCGCGAAGAAGGAAGCCGCCCGTAAGGTGAAGGAATTGCAGGCCATGCTCAATGCAGCCAAGGATCTTGCTGGCGGCGACAAAGACAAGGGCAAGAAGGAATTCAAGGAAGTTTGACCCCGTAATTAACCACAACAGGAGCATCACACATGGGAACCAGGGAACAAGACGACGATATCGGCAGCGAAGCAGAAGCACTGGCGATGCTGTCGCCTGCAGAGCGCGCCGCGATGATGGAGGATGCAGAAGATGATGCCGCTGCTGCCAAGAAGGTTGCGGGCGACGACATTGATGACGAAGAAGATGACAAGGACGATGGTAAAAAGACTGAATCTGCCGCAAAGAATGATGACGACGAGGATGATGATTCTGACGACGATGAGGATGGCGAGGACGACGCAGCAGCCAAGGCCACAGACGCGCAGAAAGTCGCCGACGATGCAGCCGCACAAACAGACGCTGCGAA